AGTAGCGTTAGCAGAAGAGTTTCCGAGGTTGACTCCAGCGGTATCTGTAATCCTAAGAATACGGTCGTCGGTGTGGTAGTTAATCGCGAGGTTGTGAGCTGCACTCGCGGTTTCTTCTAAAAGAACAACGTGCTCCTCGTCAGGCACCAGTGCCTCGGGGACGTCGCCGGATAAACGGTCCAAGGCGGAGTTCAGAGCCGCACGAACTCGCTTATCGAACGTAGACCCAGAGCTATCCCACGCTCGCATTTCCAAAAGACGCTCGCGAAGAGCCCCGAGAGATACGTCCATATTTCCTCCAAAAGAAAGGGCCGGGGCCTTTTGAGCCCCGACCCTAATGTATCACGAATCAGCTAACTACCACACACCGTTGATCCAGCAAGTGGCCTTGTCTCCCGAAGAAGATCCCGCATCGGCTTCAAGAGCCATAGCAAAGACACACTCAAGGTTGTCGGTGGTTGCGTCGGCATTCAGAGTGATTGTGTCAGCGATACCTGCAGTGCTTGCATGAGCGACCAAACGATCACCCTGAGCAACACCACCGTCACACTGAACTTCACCCGCACCCTTGGCAATGATCCAACCATAGGATCCTGCTGCGACCGCATGAGCCGCTACTCCAAGAATCCGATACACATGAAGTGTCGCAGTGGAGAGCAGTCCGTGGAAGGGAGCGTAATCGCTGTTATCCAGCATGATCACGTTACCTTCAGCGAAAGCCGAAGAGTCGTCGTTGTAAACGAAGATCCATTCCCGGTCACCGTAATGAGTCGAGTTGGCTGCGTTTACCTCGTCAGCAGGTTGCACGTACCGAGTGCCTACAGGGTAAGCCTCGTAAGTGTACGTCGTGCTAATAGCGTCAGTTTTTACAGTTCCCATAATGGCCTCCTAAACGCCACTGGTCACGACGCCTTGGGCGACGAGCTTAGTGCAGATAAGGTTAGCTTGCATAGAGAAGAGAGCCGTAACGACGTCTTGATCGCCAACACGTTCCTTGAACTCGCTGATGTTCGGAGCTTCCGACATCGGCATTTCAAGGTAGTCGGTGTTGAGGTAGTAAGCAACGCCTTCAGTAGCAGCGCTAGTGCTGAAGTTGCTAGGTTCAAGGTCGATCGAAGAATAAACCTTCGCGACACCAATCCCGAGTTCAAGCGTATTGCTCTTCTCAGTCTTGTCCTCAACAACCTTGATGCGAACTAGATCTCGACGATCCTTCTCAAAGTTGGTGTAAGTGCCGTCGTCCATGATCACCAAATCAGGTCCCTTTCCAGAACCAGCATAGTGAGCACAAGTACGATACATCTTACGAAGTTTACTAATACCCTCGGAACTGAAAGTTCCAATGGTGTCGTAGTTGTTGTAGTGGAAGTAGCTCGTAGCCTTGGCCACACCTTGGACTTCCTCAGCAGCAGTTGCCTGAGCAGCAGGAGTAACGAAGTCGATAAGGCCGTTGGTCACACCGGTTCCGATTCCGTCACTCACGTCACCACTAAGACTCAAGAGCCCCTTTAGTTCCGCAGTCTGGAAAACGATACCGCGACTCACACCCGTAAGAAGGTAAGAGTTGATGTCAGCCTTAGCGCCTTCCATTACCGACTGAGGATATTCCTCAATAAGACGGACGACGGCAAGTTTGCCGCTGTTCATCTGAAGTTCCTTCTTAGGAATGTTGATAGCGACCACCAGACGGTGAGGCTCAACTTGGAACTTCTTGATGTTTTGACGGCGAGTCATGTTCAGAAGCTCGTCACCGACGTATACACCAACACCGCGAGCAGGGGCAGAACCAGTGAAGGTACGCTCAATATAAGAGCCGCCTTCCATGGGCATCCGAGCCTTGGAGTTGAGTGCTTCGTACAGTTCATTGCTTCGAACGAAAGAATTTACGAGGGGACCACGAAGGTCCGCGAACGTAGTATTCAGTACTTCGGTCGAGATGGACATTTAAATGCACCTTGTTTTGGTTACGGGACAGCAGCAAGCTCGCACGAGTGGCCACGCCCCAAAGAATAGGGGGTTGGAAAGTATTCCACTTGTCTTAGCCTGCCTCGTCGTGCCGTAGCGCGGACTCCGAAGAGCTACCCGCCAGCAGTATTAGGTGCTGCGTAAAAACTACACCGTTTAAATAAACGATGCAACACTATACCGTTATTTTTTTACCAGCCATTATTTGCATAGGGTCATTAGACACAGCCCTAATCTTCTTATTTTTCTTACCTAATGCTTTTCTAAGCTGGTCTTTTCTACCCTTTAGAGAGGGCAGCGTAGTAGCTTGTACGTCCGAACCGACCATAAGAACTTACCTCGCAAAGCGAATACGGGCATGATAGCATAACGCAGGAGGAAGACAGTGACTAATAGCCTAAGCGCATTGCCGAAAGGCTCTACTATCGCGCAAATGCCAGAACTGGACATGCGTAAGGTCCAGGCCATGTTTTCTACATACGATGCTTTTGTGTCGATGTGTCAGATCGTGCGAGAAAACGAGTCTATCGGGTATATGACCCCGACCAAAACACAACGGAAACTACTAAAGGCGTATCACGAGAACCGATGGGTACTCGTAAATAAGTTTCGTCAGGCAAAGATTACCACGATTTCCGTTATGCTCCTTTTGCGCGACTGTATGTATTTAGAAGGAGTAAAGGGTCTTCTAATCGCAGAGCGTCAAGACACCGCCGAAGATATCTTCGAACGGATCTTGTTTGCTTACAACCGACTGCCCGACTCCGTAAAGACGCCCATGGCCAAGGGTCGAAAGGCAGGAACGACGCAGATGCACTTCTGTCATGGCGGCGGTATCAAGGTTCTGACCGCAGGCGGTCGCTCTCCTGCCATCGGTCGTTCGATCGACCGACTGGTCATTACCGAGTTTGGTGAAGCACAGTGGCAGCGCAAAGCAGCAATCAACATCTTCCCGACGGTTAATAAGCGACCTAATGCCCGCGTTATTTTGGAATCGACGCCAGGACGCGCCGGGTCACATCACGAGCAGATGTGGCAGTCCGCGCTGGAGGGCAAGAGTCGGTTTAGTCCCCTGTTCTTAGACTGGTGGGACGACGACAGTTGTAGAATCGAAGACCCCGACATGAAGCTCACGCTGGAAGAACAAGCATACATGGAGCGCCACGAGGGTATGGACTTGGGCAATATGGGCTTTAGGCGCAGTGCTCTAAATACAGAGTTCGTCGGAGATACTCGTCTATTTTGCGCCAAGTACCCGTCCGACCCTTACGACGGTTGGTTGGGGTCATTGGCTCCCGTCATGCCGGTAGAGGTTCTAAAGCCCCTCCTGGCTCGTGCTGTACCAGACCCGGTGACGGGACCTCTCGGCTGCTCAGTTTTAGAAATGCCGAAGCCGGGGGTGAAATACCTTATTACGGCTGACCCCGCCGGGTTTGGTGGTTCTGGAGATAAGAGCGCCTTGACCGTGTGGAACGCTTTAGAGCGAAAAGAAGTAGCCTTTTGGGAAGATAGAGAAGACCCTGGTAGATTTGCCCACAGACTAATGAGCATACAGAAGCACTATAACGATGCGTTGCTTTGCGTAGAGTCCAACGCCACTGCCTGTATCGCTGTTCTCAAGGACAAAAGATGTCCTAATATAATGTGGACAGATCGAAATCACCCTGGTTGGTATGCTACGGCCAAGCGAATCCAAGAAGCCGAAGCTCGATTAGTCCAAATGATTCGACAAGAAGAAATAGACATCAGAAGCAGGGGCATGTTGCACCAACTCGTTAACTACGACGGCAGCACTAAAAAACGTGTCAAAGGTCTCGATGGGACAACTCATCACTTCGACCGTGCCCGAACAGCTGTAATGGCGGCAGACGTATTGTCGCGTAGATTCTTCACACGCGCTACTATTGAGGAGCAACCACAAGAGCGTGTCCCTGGACAGCTTACTATTAGAGATTTAGATAGATTCTCAAAGAGAAGGAGCGACGAGGCTAAGAGCCTCTTTAGACCTCCACCTCGGGAATGGATGTAGGAGTTGACATGGCCAAGAAAGAAAAGACCTTCCGACAGCTAATCGAGGAAGAGTATAGAAAGCGTGGCGGACGAGGAAAGGTCACCGGAGAGCTTCGTCAGCAAGGAATCGAAGCTGAAAAGAGTGCGGATAACAGCAAGGAGGCATCTGAAAATGCCTAAGTTGTCTACATTGATCGAACGCCACAAGAGCTTCTACGAAGATAACGAGAAGAAACAGTTCGATAAGGCACGTCGATTCTATCGTGGTGACTTCTACACGTCTAAAGCAATGGACGTGGAAAGGAATAACAACCTTCACCTCTGCTCTAAGAACCTAATCTACGCTATTGCAGACACTGCAGTATCTGCGCTCTTAGGCCCGAATCCCCAAGTGGCAGCGATGCCTCGGAACGAAAGAAGCTCCGAAGCTACCCCATCGGTAACGGGTCTTCTGGAGTACATTTTTAGAGAGAACAAGATGCGCCGACGCGCAGCTACCGCTTTGATCGACGCCGTTCTTTGTAAGCGCGGTATCTTCAAGACCAGCTGGGACAGCAACAAAGATTGTCCCACGATCAAGGTTTGTGATCCCTCTACGGTGTTCTTCGATCTAACCGTGCGCGATGTAAATGACATTAAGTACTGGCTGGAAGCTACCGTTCTTCCCTACGCGGAGTTCAAAGCCCGAGTGGAGACAGGTCGCTACAAGGCGAGCTTGGCTGATGTAGAGCCAGATCGCTACCCGACATGGATGCTCGGGGACGATCAGAAAGGTATGACTGACTCCATTCGCGATGCGTTCGAATGGGTCACGGTCTGGGAATACTACGATCGCGAGACCAACAAGGTCATGCACTACGTGCAACAGATCGACCAAGTCGTGTTCGAAGACACTATCGAGTACATTCCTTACTCGATGTTCAGCCTAAATCAGTCAGGTATCGACTGCTTGGGTCTGTCAGAGGTACAACTGGTCCTCAACCAGCAAGAAACGGTCAATGATCTCTTGACCCACATGAAGCGAATCACGTACCTGCAGATTCCTCGCATCCTCTACGATGCCGGTCGAATCAGCGAAGAAGACCTCAATAAAGCAGTAGAAGCTACTGCCGGTTCTTTTATCGGTATGGCGCCTCAGAACTCTGAAGCATTGAGATCTCTATCCGCTCTGTTTTATGAAATGCCTATGCCCCAGACCCCGCAAGGTGTCGTCGCTTTTATCGACCGACAAGAAAACGACGCGGCGTTCATTTCGGCACTGGCTGAAGCTGCTCGTGGACAAGTGGTTGGCGCACGTACCGCTACGGAAATGGCCATTATTGATGCCCAGATGAAGAATCGCTTGGCTACTCGCGAGGGTCACCTCAACGATGCCATGGAAGATTTAGCAGGTAAGGCTTACTTCCTGTGCCGTAAGTACATGCGCGGTGAGAAGATGATCAAGATCGCAGGCAGTAGGAAGTGGTCTTCCGTTACGCTCGACACGATTATGGACGTCGATATGGCGTTCGAAATGGTCAGCTACAACCCGATTAAGACCAACCCTTCGGTCATGATCGAGACCCTGCTTCAGCTCATCCCGCTGCTTCAGCAAGACCCGAACATCAATACCCGTCAGCTTACCGAAGAAATCGTCAAGGGTATCGGTCTCCCAACCAAGTTGCTTATGCCCGAAGAGGAAGTTGCTGCTGTTGCGGAAATGCAAATGCAACAGCAACAACAGATGGCTCTCGGCGGAGCTGCGGGTGGAGGAGGTGGACCCGCGCCGTCGCCAGAACAAGCAGCCATGTTAGAAATGATGGCTATGGCTGGAGGCGAACAAGCAACGCCAGAAGAAAGCATGGCAGCAGGCGGTGGAGCACCTATTAGAGAGGCAGGCTGATGTACAAAAGTAAACCCAAGAAGAAAGCTCTTTCCGAAGCCTTGTCTAAGGCAAAGAAAAAGAAGAAGTACTAATGGCTATGGATGCTGGCGATAGAAAGCGAAAGGCGAGCAGTACGCGCAACACGGTTTAGCTGCCGGAACGAGCAAAGACTAATGGCTGAATACGACGAGATGATGGCTATCCTTCGACAAGATGCCCGTGTGGCAGATGCTTGTCCCGAGGCTACTCAGAATCTTGAGCTAAACTTGCAAAATCGGCAGAACGCTTTGGACACCAAGATGTACGGTCCAGCCAACCCTGGTCTCGACGACGAAGGCGGCAACGCCGAGTTCTGGCAAAAGTACGCAGACAAGTTCAACGACAGCGTCGAAAACGTCATGACCATGCGCTGCGCTAACTGTTCCTTCTTTGACACCACCGACCAAGTTCTTGCTTGTATAGAAGGCGGTCTTGGAGACGAGGCTGACCCAGAAAGAGCTGTAGAGGCAGGAGACCTCGGATACTGCCAAGCGCTTGATTTTAAGTGCGCCTCTGCACGAGTCTGCGTCGTTTGGGCAGGGATGGCTTCGTAATGGCTAAAAAGGACCAGGTATCTAAAGACATTAAGAAGTACATGTCTCACGGCAAGCCGCAAAAACAGGCCATTGCCATTGCCTTGTCTAAAGCCCGAGGGAAGAAGTAATGCCTACGCCCAAGGAACAACGCGACTATAAGAAAGAGTACAAGAGAGACCACTCTTCTACTCAGGACAAAAAAGATCGAGCCGCGAGAAACGCTGCGAATCGGCGGTTGAACCCCGGACCGGGTCAAGAGGTAGATCACATCAAACCTCTGTCCAAGGGCGGGAGTAATGGCGATAGCAACACCCGCGTCGTTAGCAGAGAGACCAACAGAAGAAAAGGCTCCTCTACCGACAAGCTCCGTTCTGCCTTGAGCAAGAGGCCGAAAAGCTGATGCCTACGTTAGACGAACAACTTGCCGCTATTCGGCAAAGATTAGAAGAGTTCGCAGAGCCTTTAGAGACAGACGAAGACGACTCAGAAGCGCCGTCTCGCCCCACTAGAAGAATAGAAAACTCAGAAACTTGGAAGCTAAGAAAGCCACACCCCAGTTGGAGACCCGAGTTGTCTTCAAACGAACAAAGACGAGCAGCTTGGTTAGAACTCTCGCAAGATGATAGAATATATTGGTCAGACATTTTAGGTGCCAGGAGAAATTAAACATGTCCAGAAGAACAGTAAAACCGCCCCGTGTACGGACTATGGAGCTGCCGAGAAACGCGCCAGAGCCAGAAATGCAGACTATGGAGCTGCCGAGACAGACACTGCAGCAACTTACGGAAGAAATCCAGCGACATCGCCCTGTTGCAAAGCCGAAAACCAATCCGTCTATGCAAGACGTAATGGAGAACGCTCGCGGGGGTCTTGGACGGGGCAAGATGTACTAATGTTTGTTGCTCATGGTCTAAAGTGTAACTCTTGCGGGGAGAAAGATTCTCATGTCTTCTACCAAAGGTCTAAGGGTCCCCCGGCGTGTCCAAGCTGCGGTGGGAATCGCTCTATTGACTGGACTCACGGTAAATTTCCTGGGGTCGGCGGCGATGGCATTGGCTCGTTCACGCCGGTCGATATGGGCGTCCTCGGGTACTGCGAGACGCGGGAGGACTACAACCGAGCCGTGGACGTCATCAAAGAGCGCTTCCCTGGACATAGAGTGGAAATCGAAACCGAGACTCAGACCCAGAAAGACACCCGCCTCGACGAGCGAATGCACCGACAGTGGGTAGACCGTAAGAGCAGAAACATCGACGCTGCTCTAAAACAAGAGGTCAAAGAGAAGCGTAAAGCAAAAGTGGCAGAAGCTACCCGAAAGGCTGTCTCTCAGAACATAAATCCAAAGAGGGCGGTTGCTGCCGCAGAAAAGTCAGTGGGCTCAGTAGGCAAAGCCGCAGGAAGTTGGGGGCAGTAATGGCAACAGATGCTGCCCTTCTAGCAGAAGCCAACCATCGCGCTACTGCTCATTACAGAACTCTTCGTAGGGTGGTAGATTTAACGCCCTACGATATGACGGTTTATGAGGATAGAGAGACTGGAGATCGACGCAAGCTACCAAATAAGTCCGTTGTGATGTATGGTGTCGCTGTCGCCTTTGAGTTAGCAGATCCAATAAGCTTGCTTCAAGACGTAGAAACGGAATAAGCTGTAGCTGTCTAAGGAGACCCCCCATGGCTGAACAAGGCGAGAATACAGAAGGACTTGTCAGTTGGAACAATAAACTAAAGCCAGTCCTTCAAATGGCTGACGCAATAATGAGAGGCGAGAAAGTCAACATGGCTGATCTACCAGAAGAAGTACAAGCAGATATGAGCGCAATGAGAGACGCGCCTCCACCAGCAGATGCGCCTCCGGCAGAGCCCGAAGAGCCCATGGCCGAAGAAGCAGAAGCTCCCGCCGAAAACGTGGACCTCGCTCCGCTGGAAGCCGTAGTCGGCGGTCCAGAAGCAGCCGCTCGTATTTGGGAAGCAGCAAGCCAACGAGACGACTTGGCGGCTATGACTCCTCAAGAACTTGCCGATGCCATCGAAGAAGACTTCCAACTTCTTATGGAACTTGAAAAGCTCGCAGCCCAAGCAGAAGGCGGCGGCGAAGAAATGCCCATGGAAGAAATGCCTCCCCCAGATATGGGAATGGGCATGGGAGCCCCCGCAGGTGGACCTCCGATGGGACCGGGCGGTCCTGGCGGTATGCTTCCCCCAGGAATGTGAGCCATGGCAGACCAACCTTATCCACCTATCCAAGCTCGTGAGTTAATGAATCCCTTGCCAGGGTATACCCGGCAGGTGTGGCAATCTATGCCGCAAGATGAACGAGAGCGTTTGATCATAGAATCTCGACAAGCTGCAGAAGGCGGCGGGGTAACGGGCGCTCGCTCTAACCCCAACAGACCTCCTCGTATTGAGCGCGCTGTCGGGCCGCCCCCTCCTCAGGGGGCTCCTGCTGAGCCTTCGGGAAATCCCGACGAAGGGTCTGTCGCGCTGGAACGGATGGAAAACGTATTGGATGCCCCCGCTGATCTTATTATGGGAGGACCGACGGATCATCGGTCGGCCCCAAGAGGTAGCCGCCCGGTAGATTCGCCTCTTCCACGAAACCAACGGCGAAGACAACGTCAATAGGAGATAGACAGGATGAGTGAGAACGATACCCCCGCTGAGGGGGCGGCGACGAGCACGGAAGGCTCGGCACCCGCCTCCTCGGAAACTTCCTCGGCCTCCGTCGAGACCGCCGCTAGCACCGGGACAGACTCAGCACCTACTACGGATGGTGGTGGCTCGACGGACGGCCCTACTACAGAGGGCTCAAACACTTCGTTTGGCGGTGACTGGAACGGAGAAATGGAAAGCGTCCGTGCTGCTGACTGGTTCAACGGCTTAGGCACCAAAGCCAAGCAGACGGTCCTTGCAGGGCTTGAGAACAAATACAAGAACTGGCAGCGTGGCTACACCGACAAGTTCGAAGAAATGTCGAAGCGTCGTAAAGCGATGGAAGCCCGAGAAGAAAGAATCCGGATGCAAGAATCCAGGGTTCAGAAATGGCTCTACGGCGACCAAGACCCGGTTACAGATCTAAAAGAAGAAATCAAGGCCCTGGAAGAAGAAAAGGCCAAAGTAGCTGCCGACTTCGAACAGAAGATGAAAGAAAACCTTGCAAAAGCCCAAGAGACTGGGAAGGTAGACTACGACAAGGTCTTGGCGGAACGCGACTCCGCGATGAAAGCCTTCAACTCACTACGCGAAAGGGTAGAGGCAGCAGAAAAAGCGAAGTTGGAAGAGGAAGTAGATAGCTGGGACAATTGGCTTAAAACAGAAGCTCCAGACTTGTACGAGGATTTCGAAGACGAGGAGTTGCTGAAGAAGCGAGACGACGCCTTCGAATGGTTCTGTAAACTGGCTGCTACCGGGATGAACAAGGAAATGGCTCTGTCCATGCTCCGCTCCCAGTTTCCCAAAATCGAGGCTCCCGAGCCCGAAGTCGTAGAGGAAGAGGTGCCCAAGGCGGCAGAGCCGGAACCGGTGCCAGAAAGCGTGTCCCTCATGAACATGGGAACAGGACAAGCCAGCACCACTACACCCTCTGACCCCCGCACGTTCGAAGAAATGATGGACGCTATGCGACGGGCCGCTCAGAACAGTCTCTAGGAATAACAAATGTCAATGGCACAACTAATCATGGACCCTTCGGGGTCAGACCCCATCGTGGTCCTCGACAGCGGTAAAAAGGGAATCCACTACATCGACCTTAGTCAAGTAATGGGAATTTCCGTCGGCCCGAGTAGAACCCTGCACATACACTGCATCGGGTCAAAGGTGTCTATCGATAGCGTTAGACAAGAGGACGGAGAGCGCATCGTAGAAAGATGGCTCTCCCTTAGAAAAGTCCACTAAGCCTCTCCGTCGATCCTACTCTGAAGCAAATCTACCGCCGTCTTACGGGTCTTTCCCGCTTGCTCTGCCTCAAGCAGCGCTTCCAGATATAGGTCGTAGTCCCCAGTGGCCAAGGCAGCTCGGAGTTTCTTGACCGAGAGGTCCAATACATCGAGAGGTACGTCCACGACAGGCTCCTTGAGTTCGTCGTCGAGACCTTCTAACTCGCACCCAAACAACCGGCCCTTAGCAAAAGTCATGAAATCGTCCACTGCGGAAGGGGCAAGCTCAATCTCCAACACTGCCTTGTCGTTGCGATGGCTTCCGTAACCAACACCTCTCTCGTAGGAGATTACTCGGCCCGACTCGACGCCTTCGATTTTGCGCGGAGCTACTTCAGCGAGCATGTGGCAGTTAGCGCCAGACAGGGAAAATACAGCCTTCATTTTGATCACCATTTGTGTGGAATAATGTGCCCCGGTCCCCATGGGGTCTTCTGTACAAGAACGGATTTGCCGTTAGGGCCTGTGCCGTCGAAGGGGATTACGTCGTGTAGCTCGGGGTCCCTTGAGTAATAGAAAGAGATCGTCTCATTCTGAACCTTGCCCCACCAGCGATCCCAACCCTGGCGTGTGTAGTACCCATGAACGTCCTCTTGGTCCGTGGGCACGCGCTCGGTTGGACGCCACAAAGACCAGCCCGTCGGGGGTTCGATAAGACCGTTGGCGTTTAGCTTCGGACCTTTTTCCTCGACAGGCTCCGGCTCGGGAGCCGGCTGCACTTGCGGCTCATCGATGTCGGGAACAACCTCCGGCTGCTTGGACTTAGCCCGAGTAGGGTTGGTGATAGGTCGTTTGTGCATGCTCTTGAGACCACGGGTGATCGCAATGCGAGCAACAAGCTCCCGCGTAACCTCTACACCAAACTCCCTGACCGCAGGCCAGTCCCTCACTTCGGGCATCAAATCCTGAATCGCTTCCTGTAAAGTAGCGTCCAGCTCCAGCGTAATAGTAACAGGCTCTCTAATAGGCACAACGGTCGTCATTTAATCCTCAGGTCTTCCGCTTTCAAGCCTATTAAATACGTACCAAGACGTCAAGGCGTTTCGCTAAATTTGCCGCTATTTTCTTGACAGGTTGTCAAGGGTCCCCAAAAAATACACTCGTGCGTAGAAGTGCTCCCCCGGAGGGGCCCGGTGATGGTCAATGGCGGGGGCAGGGGGCTTCTCTTTTCGTCGTCGCAACGCGCGGGCGCGCGGGCGGGTGCGCGGGCGGGCGCGTGCGTGGGGCGATTCCCGGAGGTTCGATGTGGGCGTGCGCGCCACACGCACGGAAGGATTGAATCGATACCACGGCAGAGCAGCACAGCAAATAGAAAATATTTCTACACAGATGCTTTCATCGTGATACGTTGTAGGAGTCCAACGATGGACACACAAGGAGTCAACAGAATGAGCACCCTAGAATTCCACATCTCCACAGACCTGCTGAGGGACTTGGCCCGATTGCTTGAGCGGAGGATACAGGCAATCGACAAGTGGTTTGCGGACAACGACATAGACTATCCCGTGTTCAAAGTCGACCGTCTGCCGTTTCCGACAGAGATGGCTGCCACCTTCAAGGATTACGAAACGGCCCTAAAGGCGCTCAACGAAATTGGGTATGAACTGAAATATCGCGAAGCCCGCGAAGACGAAACCCCGTGGAGTGTGTCCTCTTACGAAAACCCCTACGATTGAGTTTAGCGACAGGACTCAGCGCCTTCGGGCGCTGGGTCTCACGATGCACTCAACCAACCAGCATCATCAGGAGTCAACAACATGAAAGACAAACTCAAAGAGATATTCACCCCGTATCATCCAGCCGACGTCATCACCATCTACGCGCTTGCTGCACTCGTCTTCGCCTTGCTCACGGGAGGTATACGATGAAAGCAATAGAACTATATCGAGGCGGTTCCAACGACCCCACCCAATCCCCTCCATTCCACCACGCGCAAGGCCAATTGCCCTTCAACCTGGCCTGGTTCACTTCGGACCACTCGCTGGCGGCGTGCTACGGACCAGTGAACGACTACGCGGTGACGCTTCACAACGTGAAGGAAGTAACCCGTGAGGAGTGGGGAGCGTTCGACAGGGTGATGTTGTTCGTCAACCCTCAGCCCGCGCTTGACGCTAAAGAGCAGGGTTATGACGCCGTGCGTTGTCGATTCACTTCGGGAATGGACGCGATTCTGGTCCTAGGCGTTAGCTCAGAAAACTGTAGAAACGATGGGCCTACCTTGTATTTCGAAGAGTACGAAGAGGAATAGGCTGAGTTTAGCGACAGGACTCAGCGCCTTCGGGCGCTGGGTCTCACGATGCACTCAACCAACCAGCATCAATCAGGAGTCAACAACATGAAAAATGTAAACACTTTTTATTGGCCCGAAGACCATCACATTTGGACCTACTGTATTCATTTAGGTCCTTGGACTTGTCCGAACGGGGGACGCTATGACTTGGGGGTATACGTGGAAAGCGGCAACATTGTCAGTCGGGCATGCGTGTATGGCCCTGAACCCCACGATTATATCTCCGCCGAAATTATTTGGGACGGCGAAGCCACGCGCGGAACCCTGGCGCGTGTCTCCAATGGAGCGACTGACTTCGTAACCTTGATGGACATCGAATTGTTCGAAAGACTGGGCCACTTGAACCTTTTGAGCGATGCGATAAAGCAATCGAAAAGAAAGGCCTGGTTAACCCGACTGGGTCTGACCTCCGAACGAGATACCCCAACGGAAGCTATAGAAGTATACGGAAAGAGATGGCGAGACTCGCATGGTAACACGTACCATACGACCCACATCAGGGTGGACGGCAAACCGATGTACACCAGCCCGATAACGTATGGGTATGGAGACCATTACTACCACTCTACGGCTATCGAATGGTTGGCGTCGAACGGGTACATAACCTCGGAAGGATACGGCCGAAGACTACGGGAGGCACGGGACGTCCTCAACATCCAGTACGAAGTCGTAGACGTGAAACGTCGTAGAGACCTCGGGGGTGAATGGCTGCAAACTCAAGACGCCCGCGATCAGCTGCGGAAAGACCCACGAGATCGGATATGCCCAAACTGCGGATTAACCTGCGTCGATATGTATCGGTTCGCGGTCCCCTGCAATCCTGAACTCGCGCGCGGAGGTGAGTGATGTGTTGGAAGTGTACACATTGCGGCCACGTCAACGCGGCAATACTGCCGTTGGTCTGTTTTAAATGCGGCCGTCGGCCGTAAAACAAGAGCCCCCTGACCTTCGGGTCGGGGGGCATCACCTGCGGTGATAGGTCCGGCAGTTCCGGTAAACCGGGGGGAGGCGAGCAAAGCTCTTTCCCCTATCATCGGGCGCTCGCAAGCCGTAGGCTCGCTCTCTTCTCGATGACGCGCGGCCCACGCGCGCGGCCCTATCACGGGGAAAGGCGACCAGGGCGACCAGGGCGACCAGGGCGAATCGTGACGACCAGGGCGGCGACCAGGGCGACCAGGGCGACCAGGCGCACCGCGAATCGTCACCAGATATGGAATACATATCCCCTGACATTCTCTTTACAATGCAGAGCAGTACAACGAATAGGACGTCAAAATCGAGCTAACCGATGAAATAAATGTACCGCGTTGGAAATAATGTGATTAACTGAATGCACGGTTCGAACTTATTCGAATCGAACAGGAGTCAATCAAATGAATGCAATCGACAAATTGACCAGTGCCCAATTGTTGGCACTTCACAAGGCCCTAAGCGAACGGGTATCCGCTGCACGTAAAGTCGTTCCCACGGGAGAACATACGGTGTCCGTTCGGGTAGAAGGCGAACCCGTCGAACTACTTCTAACCGTGAGCAAGAAGACAAAGGATTTCCTACTCGCGCCACCTTACAGGGAAATAGCCACTCATCTAATGGGCAAAGTTAACCAGGCGACCATCGATGCCCTAGTGACCGATGCAACGGATACCAAGTGGAAACCGTCAACGGATGCCGCCGTGGTCAACGCCTTCGATGATATTCGGACAGGTCGCGACCAATGGAGAAGGGGTAGCCGTAG